ACATACCATTGTGATATACCTTGGTTACATCAGGGTCTTTGAATAAATGCCAGGGAGTAACCGGTGATTCTGTCGGGAACAGTGGGAAGTAGAAACATTTGAGTGGCTCCACGGCCACACTGATACCGATTGCAATGCGTTCCTTGAGTGATATGGTTTCTACATCAGCACCTATCAGCCGTGGGTTCCTGTCAATCAGGTACTCCTGATATGTTCGTGGGCCGGGTGGCTCATCTCCAAGATAGTAGAAATTATTGGTGTCATCATGTGCGAAGTACATTACCTGTAGTTCTCCATGTTTATACTACTTTCTACCTCGTTACCCCATGCATCCCAACCTAATCTTAATGTTCGGGCAAAAATGTCTATGCAATCTTGGCCAAATGTTTCAGCCCATTCATAGAGTATATCTGGTTTAACCGAGTGTTTGCCCCAAGATGACTCAGTTATGATGGTAGGCATGGCCTTACCATGAGTGAACATCTCCATTTTTCCTTTAAATCCCACCAACACAAACTCTGTTCTTCTATGGAAGCCAAACATGCACATACCGTTCTGTTTGTCCCATGTAACCATAATATGGAACTTGAATCCCCAACTTGCCATTATGCCAAACGATTGTTCTAGGAACTGATTTATTGTCCATAGGAAACAGACACAATTATCGTTAGCCATATTGTGTATTGGTAGTTTTCCTATCTCATCAAGTGTCATTGTATGGTAATCCAATAGTAAACCTTGGTTTGGCCTGCTGCTACGTTTACCAGTTTTCTCAATAGGCCAAGGTGGGTCAACTACAATCACATCATATACCTTCATAGTAAACCTCCAATTGTCATCAGTACCACCCCACATAAACATCTAAGGAGTCTAATAGAGTGGTCATATTTCCACGATTGAATACGCTTTCCCGTTTCATCCATAGTCTGTAGATATAGCCGGATGGATATAATACCATCGGTAAATATCCACATACCTATCAGTCCAGTTAAATATGGCATTATTACTCCTTGATGTAGATAATGGTATCTTCGTCATCAACCGTACTCAAATCCTTTGACCTTCTAATATCCTGCCACGCACCTCCCATCATCTCAGCCTTGAACCATGCGTGTTCCTTGAACCCAATCTGTCTACATACACGGTTAATCCATTTGCTGAAATATGTGCGTTTACCTTTCTCAATTATATCCTTAACCACCACTGACATGGTACCACCCTGCCTCAGTGATTCATAGCATAGGGTGTAAACCTTCTCCATATCCCTATTATACAAGAATGTGTTGTTCATACCAACATTGCCTCTAGTCTGTGCATAGGCTTGGTACTCATCCTCAGTGACACGGTACTTATCTACCGTAATTTGACTTACACTCTTGGCAGGCTTTAGTGCCTTGGCATAGGGCGGGCTGAATATAATATGGTCACATGGTATAGGCAATATCAACTTACAGTTACCATGTAGCTGTATGCATGTTTCCATGTTAGGATGTATTTCCCTCATGTATTTGTATACCTCAACCTGTAATTCATGGTATGGCTTCTCTATATCCAATGTGATTACCCTACGTCCTTTCAATGCAGCCATCATCAGTGTCCCTGTGCCGGCCATCGGGTCAAGGAGAATATCACCCGACTCGGACACATAATCAATGATGGCATCCTCCAGATACATGTGCATCTTTGCCAAGTGTTTCATCACCCGTTCAGGGAATATGCTTTTCCTCCATGTCACATCATCAGGTAGGACTATCCAACCTTTATCATTGCGTGGTAGTGCAGGTGCAAACTCCTTCATTATCCCTCCATAAATGCTCTGATACCTTCGCATTGTGAGTCAACTATATGCTGGTAGTTAGGACTACCATTGATGTGCCCAAAGATGGTCAATGTCCCTCTCGGTGCTTTGATTACCATTATAGCCTTCACATCAAATGAGTGGTATCTGTTATCGTCAGCAAGGTGTAGTTCCTTACCGCAGTCATTCAACTCTATCATTCTGACCTCCCTATAGCCTTGAATAACCTCTTGACAACTGCCGGGCCAAGTCTCCTTTGTTTACCCTCTTCACCAACCAATGTCTCAGCCAGACTCTCAAGGCTTTGGTTGAGTGTGTACCATGCAGTACCATATCTATCAATCAATGCTTTGGCACTGGCCTCTCCTAATATAGAGCCTGAACCTTTGGCTCCCTTGATACCCATGAGTGTAATCACATGCTCATTGAATGGCTGTACTACAATATGCTCCTTGATATATCTCCTCAATGTCCTATGTTTAGGGTCCTGTGAGCTTCCATACATAGCAACCAAGGCCATTGCTGTGCCTATGTAGTGGCACGTGTGTACGACCGTGATGCCGGCCTTATCTAACTGATATAGCCAAGCATGCAGTCCCGTATAACTCACATTATACTGGTGTCCTGGCACCATAACCTTGCCACCCCTAGCCAGCTTCCAACTTTGCACAGCCATCTTTAGCCCAGGTATAGGCTCACATGTACCCTCGTATAGTAGTATGGTTTCTTCAACTCCATTTGAAAGCTCCCGGCCTAGCAGCTCCTCAACTCCATTTATGTCGGATAGTATTTCATCTATCTGTTTCCTTTCAACCTGTATCCTGTGTCCGTCCCATGCAAGCCATAGATAATCTGCGTATCCTTCCAATGAGTGGTTAAGTGACATGCGGGTAGTAGGTACTGATTGCTTGATTAGGTTTTCCACCTCTTCCGGCTCGTATATGTCAACAAATATCATGGAAATCTCCTATTTTAACAGTCTCAAACACACATGACTGACAACGAGAGCAACGTACAGCGTTTTTTTCTGACTTTGCATAGCTAGACATCGGTAAGTAGTTTTAGTATGTTTCATTTTATCTCTCAAGTCTTATCCTCCCGCAAGTATGGTAATATTATGTCTCACCTCTAATCATTTTGATTGTGGTCATTATGCTATCGTATGTGGGTGTCTCAAATATCATACCCTCAAGCTCCTTGACTCCGGCCAGTTCAATCTTGCCGTATGGTTTCTTTAACTGTGAGTCCCACCAAGTATGTATGATAATGTCGGCACCATCACCCAACTGACTCCAACCATGCAGTACACGCTTGCCGGTCTTACCCTCACCTAGTGTGCCATCCTTGAGTCTGATTAGTCCGTATTCATCAGTTGCATGGTGTGTCATTACCAGATGCTTGCCATGTGCCTTAGCTTGGTAGATAAATCCTCTCATGCGTATGTAGGGTTCACGATACTCTATGGGTAGTAGTGATACCCTTAGACCCCTCTTTGTCTCGCTTGGTAGTAGGTTGCCACTGGCATCCAGTTGTATCTCCTGCTTCTCTTGAAGGTAGCCGGTACATGTAATCTCGTACAGTAGGGTGCCAGTATCCACAGCGATGGTTGCTATGTTTGGGTCTTTGAGGTGTTTGATGAAGTTACTGGCAAATTCATAGAATAACTCCTTCATACCAACAACAATCTTGGATGGCCTAACTGCATTGGTAGCATCTAGGTTGCCCATTTGAAATGGCATTATGTAAGGCTCTGTCTTGATTAGGCCTTGGTCAGTCCAGTCTTTGATGTGGAGGTTACCAACATTTCTCCTAGCACGGGCAAAACCACCGACATCAAATTCCATGTGGACTATTGGCTTAGGCATTGACAATGCTAGTGTGGTCTTGCACCCTTTATCCTCTCCCCAGATTATGAAAATCATTTATCCCTCCTGATGTAATAATCCCTTCGGACAGAATATGGAAATTTCACAGTAATCCTTGCAACGTATACCATCCCAACACTCACGGTCGGTACATGGTATTGACCAGCTACCGTTGGATAATGCCAGTGCTAGGTCATGTTGTTTTGTATCAAAGTATTCGGTCACCGTGTCATCAGGTAACACCTTAACTGCTATCATGTATGTATTCCTATCCAATCCTCTACTATGTGCTATGGCCAGGCCACCATCCCTCACAGTAACGTGCACCTTTAGTTTGTCAGGGTGGATACCTTTCTCCTCAAGCATGACACGGTACCGGTTCAGTTGGAGTTCAGCCTCCCAGTTATCTGCCTGCTGTGGCATTTGCTGGAATGTGGATACCATCTTTGGTGAGCCTGCCTTACCCCATTTACCCGACGATTTATAAACTGCACCTGATGGGTCAGGTTGTTTACCGGTCTCAACAATACCTAGAACTTTGGCCACCTTATAACTACCCCATGTCTTGTAATCGGTGAGCGCCATCTTACCATTCTCATACTCTATCAGGTCTACAATATTCCTACCGTCCGGTGTTAGCGCAAGTTCGGCAGGTATACCAAGTTCATTAGCTTTTGACTCAAGGTACTCATGCACTTTGCTTCCTAATATGGCAAACGCCATACTATCCGGGTCTATTGCGTAGGGCTGCGTTAGTTTGAGGAATGTATACATAGTACCATTGAGTAGTTGTGTGGTAGATGCCTCGCCTGTCCATTCTCTTTCCTCTGCCGCCCTGTGTAGGTACGGTACCGTCTGACAGCGTTCATCCATACGACATTTGGTGAAACACTCCTTAACACTTATTAGTTCCTTATCTGGACACATAAACCATTCTAACATTTTACTTCCTCCTTCAATGCTTCTGCTAGAGGGATTACAGGCTTAAAACTTTCCGATACACTGTATCCACAGTCATGCACGACTAATACCTCTACTGGCTCTTTGCAGTACCAGCATTTAGGTTTCCCTCTGACTATAAGGGCAAGGTCTGGGTGGCTGAGGAGTTCTTCCGCAACTTCATCATTGTATTCATCATAGATTTCGCTTCCATACCTCTGCTCAAGTATATTCTTTACCCACTCCACCAGTTCCTTTACTTTATCATCCATCGTTTACCTCCCCCTTCAATGCTTCTGCTAAAGGGATTACACAACCACAGTCACGGATACAACTACAATTTTTATGGAGTATAACGGCAAGGCCGGGGTGGCAACTTAATATCTCCTTTTCTATGTCATAAGCAGTCTCAGGTGTTAATTCTTTCTTAAAGTGACGCCATAAGATTGTGCGAACATTCCTCTCTACTTGTTCCACCAGTTCCTTTACTTTATCATCCATGTGTCACCTCCTTATCCCTGCCCTGAGTGGGGCTAGACCAGAATTGGCGACGGTCACTGGTATGCCATTACCCTTTCACCCCACTCAAGGCTGAGTCTTAGCCTGAGCCTACCAACACTACCTATCCTTGAAACAGCTACCTTTTTCAAGCTGTCCACCTGCTCAGGCTGTTTCGTGCCAGCTAGTTCGTGCAGTTTGTTTGATGCTATCTCCCAGCACTAAGCTTGTCTTACCCGCCCTTTCGGGTAGCTGGCAGTGGGTGCTACTAGCCAGTAGCCAGTGTTAGTGTACCGAAATGAGTCAACGACTAGCTGGATAGAATATCTCATCTTCCATACTTACCTCTCGTTATCCTGAGCTACTTTATCTCTGCTGCCCTTTCGGGTGGCTAGCAGCTTTTGCTGGCTCGGTTATTCGGGAGGATAAATCCTCTTGGCAGAGTCCACTCACTAAAGAGTGCTGTCAACCGAAGTATCTGCACACCAGCAAGCTCTATTCTATTGTTAATGTTTAACGTGGTAGATACCGTTCTCATCCTTAGTCACGATACCGGCAGTCTCAAGAGGTGGTAAGAATGTTCTTCCTATGATGGACTTGACCAGTTCCGCATCAGCCTTGACTATATCATTGACGAATACCTCTTGATGCCACTGCTGTTCATTCTTACCGTCCAGGATAGCAAGTGCGGCCTGTGCGGCACTCTGTACCGATGCTGTTGGAGCCTGTATTGGGACAGCGGCTTGTGGAGGCATTACAGCCTGTACCGGTGCTGCTCCAACACCTACAATTTCTACCAGCTCCCAACAATCTCTTGGTCGCTCCTCTCCTGCCCGTTGGTTCCATATCATATGACCCGGTGTGAGTTTCATATGGAGTTTCTTGCCAATCAGGAAATCCTGGTTCTTCACCTGGTCGGCCGGTGCATCGGACGGTAACCCCGCATTGATGATGTTGTCTATGGATTTACCAAGATAACCCATACCACTCATAGCCCTGCTGGATGCCGCCACCTCTATCTGTGCTATTGGTGATATGTATGGCTCGGTGGTTTCAATAACCTCAATACCGGCAAAGTTATAAAGAGCCACCAGATATGCGCCTC